TCCATTTATTCTAATTGTTTATCGGTATAACAATGATTTTATGGCGGATAATATTAATTATGTTGGAGTTGAATATTTTAATGTTGAACTATATACAAAAAAGTGGAATCCGCCAGTTGAAAAAGAAGTCGAGAGCTTACTTAAAAGCTTAGGAATTGCTTATGATAAATCACAAACTTTTTTAGATAGTGAAGATTTGTACCAGACAGTTTATGAAATTAAATTAATAGGAGGTTAAAAAAATGCCAGAAAACAAAGTTACTTTTGGTATATCAAATATGCATGTTGCTTTTTTAGGACAAGCACAGACAGGTAAAATAGAGGTTACAGATCCGCCTTCAACCGATGGAGAAATAACATTACAAATTACAGCAGACACTCTTTTAGGGGTTGATTCTCCTGCGAGTGTTGTAGTTCCTCTCGCAAGTGAAACTCACACAAATGCAGCCAAAGTTGCATCAGCAATTGTAAATGTATTAAATAATGATGATGTAATTAGTGAAGTGTTTAGGGCTTGGCATGATGTTGGGGTAGTATATCTTGCGACAAAGGTTGCGCAAGCTGATGATGCCACATTGTCAATTTCATTCACAGATACCGGCACTACTGGAGCCACAATGGGAGCTTATGCAGAAGTTGCTGACGGAACTACTGGATATGGAAATCCAAAAGCTGTAGAGGGAACTGTTAGCTTAACAACTACTCCTGAAGGTGATGAGAATACCTTCTATGCCGATAATACTAAATATTATCTATCAAATACTAATAATGGTTATACAGGAGATTGGGAAGCTGCTAAGTTACCTAAAGAAATACTTGCTGAAATGGTTGGGATGATAATTGATAATGATGGAGCATTAGTCGAAGATGCCGACGGAAAACAAAAAGAATTTGCTCTTATGGGTCAATTTGAAGGCGACGATCATGCAGGCAGATTTGTATATTACAGATGTAAGTCATCTAGACCAGGTCAAAACAATTCTACTACTGATTCAGGAGTTACACCAGATACTCAAACAGCCGGCTTAACTATGCTACCTTATGAATATGATGGAAAGAAAATTGTTAAGAAGACTATTGAAAAAGCTGATAATGAAGCTGTTTATAACGCTTTCTTTGATGCTGTATCAATGCCTAATTTTGCTGCATAGGAGATGGTAATTAATGCTGCAAGAAAAAATTAATATATGGGGACATACTTTGGGGTTAAGGTTTTCAGCCTTAGTCCCAAAGATTTATTATGACAATTTTGAAGAAAGTTTTTTGGAACAAATTGAAAAATCAATATTGAAGGTTGGAATGATTCAAGAAAAATATAAAAAATTTGAAGCAGATAATTTTAAAGAATTACAAAAGGCCAATACAGAGATTGAAAAAATTTCTAATGATTTATTGAAAATAGTTTACTGTTTAAATAAAGCAGATAATGATATATATAAATTTCCAACTTTTGATGAATGGCTTAATAAATTTAATAAACCTAATCTTTTTGATTTTAATTGGTTTGTGGATTTGGTTATCAGATTAGAAGAAAACTATACTGATGATCAAGAAGAAGAGGAAGAAGAAAACAGTAAAAAAAAACTGAAAAAGAAATCGATAGATTAGATTTGATTATAATTTCAAACGCTAAAAGAATGGGGTTTTCTTATAAAGAATTAAACCAAACCCATTTACTTGATTTTCTCAAAAGCACTAGAATACATTTTGGTATAAACAGTTCTTTAAAAGAAAATAATAAACCAAGAAAAGCAACTCAAGCTGATATAGACAAGATGATGGGTAGGAGGTGATTAAGTGGCTATAAAAGGTATTACTGTAAAAATCGGAGCTGAAACCAAAGGCCTTGATAAAGCTCTTAAAGACATTCGTTCTCAGTCAAGAAAAATTGGCAGGGAATTATACCAGGTTAATCGAGCATTAAAGTTCAATCCAGATTCAGTCGAACTCTGGGCTCAAAAACAGGATATTCTCACAGAAAGAGTTGAGCAGACTAAAGAAAAGTTAGATGTATTAAAACAGGCTGAAAAAGATATGCAGAAGCAATATAAGTCTGGCGATGTTGGGGAAAAGGAATACCGGGAATATCGCAGGGAGCTTATTAAAACTAAAGATCAGCTTGAAAGTTTTACAGATGAACTAGAAAAAACTCAAAGAAAGGCAACTGAATTCAGCCGCAAAATGCAAAAAGCTGCAGACGGTATGGAGAAGTTTGGAAACAAAATGAAAGGAATCGGTGATAACCTTAATACTCATGTCACTTTACCTCTTACAGCTGCCTTTTTTGCGCTTACAGAAGGAACAAGAGATTTTAGAAAAGAAGTTTCGACTCTTGAAAATAATGCTCGAACTGCAAATGTAAGTATTGATGAAATGCACGGATATATGTCAGATCTTAACGCCGTTACTGGCGAATTAGATTCTAATGTTGAAGGATTATCCAGTTTGTTAGCTGCAGGTTTCAGAGATGAGCAGTTATCAAGTGTTATTGATGATATTGCCGGCGCTGTTATTCAGTTTCCAGATACATTGAAATTTGAAAACTTATCCGAATCAATCCAAGAGACAATTGGATCCGGCCAGTCGGTAGGTCAATTTGACGAGATGTTGTCTCGTTTAGGTATTAATCTAGATGATTTTAACGACGGTTTAGCAACTGCAAAAGAAAACGGCAGAGCAACTGATTATGTAATGCAGACTCTTGCTAATACTGGGCTATCTGATGTATATGAGCAGTATAAAGATAATAACGAGGCACTTGTCGAAAGTGCAGAAGCTAATTATGATTTGGAGCAATCCTTAGCTGAATTAGGTGCAGAACTAGAACCAATAATGACTCAAATAAAGGAAAATGTCACAGATGTAGTAGACGCCTTCAATGACCTATCAGAAGAAGAGCAAGACATGGTTATATTTGGTGCTGGAATAGCAGCTGCTTTAGGACCAGTGTTAAGCATTACCGGAAGCTTATCTCTTACATTGAGTTCTTTGACAAATGTAATTAACGGAGCCGGCGGATTAACTGCAGCTTTAAATCCTTATATGATCGGCGGAGCTGTTATAGTAGGCTTTGGCCTTCTTGCAAAAAGAATTTACGAGGGAAACAAGCAGCTTAAATTTATGGAGCGAAATGTTAAATCGCTAAACGAAGCCGAACTTAAAAGAAGAAAAGACCTACTTGAATCTGACATCCAAAAAGAAGAACGGAGATTAGAGGCTCGCAGAAATGGAGCAAGCGAAGGTTCTATAATAGGCGAAAAATATTCTATTAGTCAGTCAGAAAACAGATTAGAAAAATTAAAGAAAGATTTGGCGGAAACAGAAAGAGAGTTAGCTGATATTGAAGAAACTAAAAATGATTTAGTAGAGCCAGATTTAAGTGAAAATGGTGGCGGAGGCTCAACTTCTAGTTCAGAAAGCGATTATAAAAATTATATTGATGAATTAAAAGCTGAAATAGAATCATATAATTTTGAGCAAGAAGTAGAAAACATGTCTAATGACTCAGAAAAAGCCTGGGCTAAATTAGAAAATCAAATGTATGCTGAATTTGAAAGAATTGATAATCTCAAAGATGCAACAGCTGAACAAAAAGAAAAATTAAAAGAAATGGTTGAGCAATTCTATAATAATCAATATGCAGATTATCTTGAAGAAGCGAACAACCAGGAAGAAGAAAAAGCAGAACAGCGCAAAAAAGCTGCTATTGAAAGAGAAGAACAGTTACAAAATGAACTTGAGCTCTTGAAAAAAGAAGGCAAAAAAAGAGAACTTGCTCAGTTAAAGCAGCAGTATGAAGCCGAAAAAGAATTGATGCAGGAAAAAGGTCAGGATACAGCAACTCTCACAAAAATCTATGAGCAAGAAAGATTAGATATTATTGAAAAATATGATAAAAAAGAGAAAAATTCTACAGAAGATCTAGTTGAATGGAAATACAAAAACGGGTTTATTAGTCTTGAGTATTATAGAAATTATCTGCAAAAAAGGTTAGGCGATTACAAACAATTTTCCGATAAGTGGCAGAGTATATATGAAAATTTACAAACTTTGCCTGATTCAGAAGAATCAAGTGGGAACCTCCTTAAAGATCAGGTTTACGGTAACTTAGGGAATGATAATTCCGAAGGCGAAGAAGGTGCTAAATCTATTAACTGGATGACTGATGCTTTTGTTGATCTTGGCCTTGAAATCGAAGATGCTAATCAAAAATTTGTCGACTGGAAAGATGACTTAGTAACTGGCCTATCAGATGCAATTGCCCGCGGGGAAGATTTAGGAGATGTTTTTGAAAACATTGGTGATCAAATAGCTTCTATGGTTATGCAAAAAGCAATTGTTGGTCCTATCGTTGATATTGCTTTAAGTGGAATGAGTTTACCTTCATTTCATGAAGGAGGGTTTGTTAGTCCAAGAACAGCTCTAGAAAATATGCAGCGATTCCATACTGGAGGCGGATATGGCCTTAAATCAAATGAACAACCAGCAATATTGGAATATGGGGAAAGAGTTTTAACTGAAGGTCAAAATAAAACTCTTGAAAGTATGAGCCCTGGAGGTAAAACTGAAATTCATAATCACATTAATGCAATAGATACAAAATCATTTGCTGAATATGTAAGCAGGAATCCAGAAGCAATAATTAATGTAGTTGGACAAGATATTATGAGAAATGGAAATCTTAGAAAAGCTATTAAGAAATCTTAAGGAGGTGAGCTTTTGGAAAAGTTTGATTTTAAGTATAAAAAGGCATGGGTTGTTGATATAGTTACTAATACTATTGTTACTCAATTTGAAGGCGGCAAAGAACAGAGGCGCCCCAAAGGTTTGCCTTATAGGGTTTTCAAACTAGATTTTGATAAAACAGATAACTATAACGATGATGCTCAACAAATAATAAATTTTTTCTATGCCAGAAAAGGCCAATACGAATCTTTTTTATGGGATTATAAAGATAGCAGCGGAAATATAATTGAAGCTGACATAGAAGTTAGGTTCAATCAAAATAAATTGAGCGATGAAGTTTTTGATAACAAAGCTCACTCCTTTTCTATTGAATTGAAGGAGCTGGTATAAGTGCCTAGAACACTAAGCCCTGATGTAATTGCAGAAAAAAATAAAGATTTTAATTGGCCTATCGAACTCTATCAAATTAAATTAGATGAAGAAACTCTTTATTACGCTATGTTCCCCGAGAATATAGCTTTTTTTGATGAGTTCGGGAATCAACAAACTTATTATGCAGCTAGTATTAGCAGAAGCAAAATCAAAAAGAATAATAAAACAGCTCCAGATAGTGTGACAGTCACCTTTGATAATGTCAATAAAAACTTTTCGGCCTATATTGCTAATACTCAATTCGAGGGTAGAAAAGTAACGATCTGGAAAGTATTTCGAAATCACTTAGAC